GCCTGTGACTTGATAAAGTCTGACATTAGATTCCTTTTTTTGAATTGATTATTTGACTCTGCCGAGCTAACTCAGAGCAGACTAGAGGCCGAGCTAACTCAGAACCTGTAGCAATTCTATACCAGGTGTGTAATACCGATACAAAGGAAAACCCCTAGACCGAAAGGGAGTAACTGTCTAGGGGTGTAAACCAGAATGAGCGATTATCTGGTTTCCTTCACAGCGAGTACACGGACTTCTTTATCCGAGTCGCTGGAGTCTTTAGCCTCAGTAACTGGTGCTACTGATGCATTTAGCAAATCAATAAGTTCCTTGATGGCACCCATTGTAGGGTCACCTGAAACATCCTTGATTACTTTGATTGCATTAGCAATCTCGTCTTTGTTAGCCATTAGTTAGTTCCCATCATTAGTAGAGCTAGTTTCTTTTGCTTGAGTGCAAGGATGTCACCATCTACTTCTTCAACCTCTGGGGTCTTAGTTAGCTTGCTGATTACATCGGCAACTAGCTGGCCCTGTTCTGGGTCTAGCTCCTCACCACTCTCAATTCGTAGTAGAGCATCAGCTAGTGTATCAGCTGAGATGCCATCTGCTGAGCGAACGCTTACGGTGCCAGCAGTCTGTTCGTACGCTGGGCTCGTTACCAATGAGACCTCCATGAGAGTTACATCTTCTAGGTAGCGAGTGCTGCCATCTCTTGACCACGAGTCACGCTTTACAGAAAATCCGAAGCTCATGCTATCAATTACAGATGTACGAACGAGCTCACTAAGGTCACGGCCGAGCTGAGTATTAGGTAGTGTTGCTGTCACCTTTAGACCGTAGCTATCTTCTACCAGTTGTAGTGACCCGTTACGAGTAGATGCTAATGGGTTAGATGAGTCATGGTTCCACAGCATCATAATACGGTTACGAGACTGTAGTGAACGCTTGAACGCTCCAGGCTGCACGATTTCAGTAAATGGTAATGGGAGAGACGGTACTCCAAAAACAGACGCATAGCCTGTAAAGGTCATTCCGTCACCCTCAGCTCGTAGCTCTACATGGTTAGTACGAATCTCACCCTTAGCTACTGAGCGGCCCTCTGTAGAGTCACCCTCTAGCTTTGCCTTGATTGCGTAAGCTGCACGAAGCCACTTAGCACGGGTCTCATCCATTACAGGTTCGTTCATTGTCTCGTTTTCTGTGTCGCTATTTTCTGATTCAATCCTAGCAACTACAGACTCGGCATAATCAAGTGCTCGTAGTGCTGCTCTCTTAGATGGACCTGAGCCCCATAGTAGGTGAGCAACTACTCCAGGTGATGGGTAGTTCTCTGATGATGGGTCAGCATCTGGTGAGTCTAAGTCTCCAAGGTGACGAGCAATCCAAGCGGCAATGCGAATCCACTTGTCATCGCTAACTATGCCTTCAGCCATGTCACGAGCTTCGCTGATAGTACGCTCTACCAGTCCATCTCCACCTAGGCCATCGGCATAATACTCTAGGCCACGGCGAGCGGCTGCTCTCATGTACGCTGGTGCCTCTTGATTGATTGCCCTATCTTCTACCATTACTGGGTCCATAGAATCTGGTGCAGGCTCATCCTCAATCGGCTCAAACTTTTCAGCAATCATCGCTGGCTTAGGGATACGCTCAATCTTGAAAACATTGATAATCATTAGCTTGTCAGTCTCAGTAAAGATGCCATCATCTTCCTCATAGAGTTTGACAACAGCCATCTGGCCCTCTACTGCAACAATCTCAGCAAGAATCTCTGGGTCTAAAACATTCCATGATACATAGTCACCAATGTTTAGAGAGTCTACAGCTGCTCGCTCACCCTCAAATGGTTCCTCATCAGCAATAGAGATAGCAACGGCCTGCTCAATAGCTGACTCTTTTGTAGTGTGACATCCGTAGTAACCATCACCATCGTCAACAACAGCCCAGCCTGATTGACATTCTGGGTGGTCCTTCATAATAAAGTATGGCATTAGTCAATCCTCATAACTGCGAGCTTATTGCTATTTATTTTTGAACTGGCATTTATGACAGCCAGCGGTGGTAGTTCCATTGTTAGTTCATGTCCTGCCTTTAGAACATAAGAGTTGTCAATAGTGTCTAGCCAAATCTCATTGAAGCCGTTGTAATGCTCTGAGAATCCTAGTTGAAAATGGACACTAGTTGTTTGATTACCTTGATTAGTAAATCTAAAGCCATACTCCGTATTGGCTGCTAGTGTGTGAATTTTTGCAGATGACATATTGCCAGCAGATTGATTTGACGCTGGTATAAACTCTGTGCTTATGGTTGTGCCACCAGTTATGGAAGTTGCTGCTTTTAGAACTGAGCTATGAGTGTCTGCTTTGTTGCGATTTAGGTTATAGGCAGGAATTGGGTCACCTGTAGTAACAATGGTTGCATCTTCAATTAGTTGTGCATAGATGGCTGAATCCGTAGTTTCCATTGAGTAAAAATCAAGTTGTGCACCTGCTGAGCCAGTAAGCATAGAAAAGTTTACTGATGCTCCAGAAGTGATTGTAAACTGAGCATTGACCAGATAAATGTAGCCATCTCTTGCATACTCTGTTACTGTTTCAGGCTGAAGATTATGCAGGACATACTTGGCATAGTCATTTGTAGGTGCAACGACAGTAGTAGCCGCTGTACCTACTGAATAAACTGCCTGTGTCAAAGCCACTATTAGACTCCGTAGACAGACTCTGGATTTGCTGGGTCAATAGTAGATACCTGCTGTAGCTGTGAGCTAGGCAATCCTGTGTGAGCAATCTCTGGTAGGCCAAGAGCCTTTAGTACCTCTGCTGGGTCAAAACCTACAGCTACAAGTTGCTGGGCCATGCCAACCTTCTCAGTCTCTGCCACCAAGTTGGTATCAGTTAGTGAGATGTTAGCAAGTGGTACACGGTACTGGTCTCCACCCTCAGCTGGGCTCATGTCCTCAAGCTTACGGACATCGTTGACAGACATAAAGCCTGACTGCAATCCGATTGAGTATGCAGAGATACGGGAGTTGAAGTCTCCACGCAAAAGGCCATCAAATGAGATTTTGATAAACGCCTCTACTGGTAGCAGGCGAGAGTAAGCCCACTCAATCTTTTCGGCGTATGGGCGTAGCGTGTGCTGCACAAACTGTATAGCGTTCTGTTCCACGCTGCTGTAACTTTGTGTGCCTGGTACACCCATCATGCTTAGAGGGATGTTGAATGCACGAGCAATCTCCTCCACAGCAAAACGGCGAGACTCTAGGAACTGAGCTGCATCATTAGGCACGGTAGTTTGTTTGTAAGTTGCTCCACCAGATAGCACACCAGTCTTGTGAGCTTTACGGAAACCACGGTGAGCTGAGTCAAAGCCATCACGGAGATTCTTTGCCTGCTCTGGGGTCAGGTTGCCAGGGAACTCAATGATGCCCTGAGTTGTTGCACCTGCACCGAAGAATCTTGCAGCGTATGACTGCATAGCTGATGATAGGCCTAGAGCTTCTTTTAGCTTGTCTACCCTACTCATTCCTGTTAGTGAGCCAGGTTCTGTGAGTTCTGTAATGTGGATTACTGAATCAGAGTCAAGAGTCTTTTGCTCACCTTCCACAATAAACATCTTGCGGCCAATAGCCGAACGCTTTACCTGGACTTTTAGAGGGTCTAGTACAACTAGGTTTACAACATCACCATTGTTGTTACGGAAAACACGAGTGTAAGAGTTGCCGTTTACCATCAGCGATACAAGTACCTGCTGGTAGTGTGCCTGACGGGTCATGTCCACATCTGGCTGGTCTACCCAGGCTGGGCGTGGGCGGTAAGGTCTACGGTTGCCATCCTGACGAATGTATGAGTCAATCGGCAGAGTAGAGATGGTGTCAGAGATAAGTGACACGGCTGACCAAAAGGCAACAATCTCAAAAGATGTTTTGTTATTGATGTTGACACCAGATGGGTTATAGATGTCCATGTTTTCACCTGCACCCCAAACTGTTTGGAATGAGATAGCTCGGTCCTCTTTTTTGAACCAATCAAAAATGCCAGCCATTAGCCCTGCCTATTATACGAAAAATTGCGGTACAACCTGTTCTTCCATTCTACCGCTTGCACGGTCATACGCCATCATTAGGGCGATAGCATTGTCCACCTTTAGTTTAGGCTGACGGAAGTCTTTTGTTATGCGAGCACCACGGTTATCTATCTTGAGGATACAGTTGTCCAGGTGACGGGCCATGCTTGCTGAGCCATCGTGACGGATTGCACCAGACATGATGCCGTCAAATAGCTTGGCCGTTGCTGGGATGGTTCGGTCCGTAGAGTTACGGTAAGCAACTACTGGTAATCCAGCAGCGTTCCAATCCCAGAGTTCATCCTCCCAGTAAGAAGGGTCACACACTAATTCCTTCATGCGTGGATAGTGCTCATAAAAGTCCAGTAGGTATTGGCTAACCTCATGCTTGTCTACTCGCCATGAGTCATCATCAAGCGTAAAATCCTTTTCCCATGACTTGATGTGTTTGACTCTAAATGGTTGGCCCTCCTCTTTAGGTAGTAGGACTGCCACGAGTGCTGTGCTGTCATTTTTCCAGGAACCGTCAAAGCCAACCACATACTCATCTTCTGGGGTCATCTCAAATTGTTCGTAGAGTCCATCCCATGTGCCAGCTGGTAGCCAGGCAAGTTTTGTGTTTACCCATTGGTTTAGTCGCTTGGTACGGAACTCTGCCTCTGGGGTTCTCTTTACGGCTGATGCAAAGTCTGACTCTGCCACTAGGTCATTGAATCCTGGGTTAGCCATCTCCCATGATTTTGGGTCACGGTGGTCTGCCTCTGCTGGTGCTTCCCACCATGCCATAAAGAAGGTGGGGTCATCAATCTCTTTTTGAGCTACTTGCTTGCCGTATTGATAGAGGCTGTAGGCAATGGAGTCTTGGCCTGTGATGTCTTGCTTTACACCTGCTGTGGTGATAGCTACAAGCTGAGCGATTTTGCCACGGTTACCCATAGCAAGCGAGTACACATCAAATAGTTTTCGGTCACGGTGTGCATGGAGCTCATCTAGCACGAGCCTGTGAGGGTTAGCACCTTCTTTTGAGTATGCCTCAGCAGAAACAACTTTTAGAACTGACTGGGTGGATGGTACATAGATGGAGTCTTTGTAAAGTTGCACCATGTCATTGAGCTCTGATGTTTCCACCATACGGCGAGCCTCACCAAAAACAATACGGGCCTGTTCCTTTTCGGCAGCTGCAACAATTACCTCACCACCGTTTACACCTTCGGCTAAGAGACTGTAGAGGGCGATGCTTGCACTTGAGAGGGCGGATTTCCCTGACTTCCTTGGCATACCGATTAGTGCCGTGGATGCAATGTAGCCGCCGTGCTCATCTCTTGCGTAGAGGTGTCTTAGTAGTTGCTTTTGCCAGTCTCGTAAAACTAGAGCCTCACCTGCACGGCCAGCAATACCATCTTTACCAATGGAGCCAAATAGCTCAGCGAACTCAATAGCATCATTGCCATCACCACGAGCAACAGCTTCAGGGTCTACAGGTGTTAGCCAAGCTGGTGGCCATGCACTCATTTGAATCTCCAAAAACGGCAGTAGGTAAGAGGTACGCTAATAAACGCCTCATCTGTTGTATAAACAGTATCCTTTTGCACCGTCTGGCATTTGCGAACAACTGTGCCTCTAACACCAAGTGCCATAGAGCGGTCATCATTGAACATTACAAAAATAGAGTTGTCTGAGCAGAACTTTAGCTTTCTGGCTGAGAAGTGTACCTCTGGGTATGGGAACTGTTTACCCTTCCAGCGGTGCTTGACCTCTACTTCAATCTCCCACTCTTTAGCATCTGGGTCTGTAGCTAAAACATCAATGCCATACATTTGAGGATTAGCAATAGCTGACCACCCCTGAGCATTGAGCCAACTTATCAAAGTGTCAATAGCTGGATTGTCAGAGTCAAAGAGCTGCTGGTCAAATGGCTTCAGCATTACGAGCGGCCTTTTTAGCTAGTAGCTCCTCTAGCTTAGATTTG